GCCTCGGACGCTGCCGTAACTCCTTCTAATGTAAATGTAGATGTTAACGGGACCGTAGCCACCTGTGTGGTCATCCCTTCCAATTCAGGGAATGCACCTCCACCCACATCTTTGGTCCAACTTTCTAATGTTACACTATCACCAACCGATAAGCCGTGAGATGTTTTGGTAAACAACGCAGACACATCTACTGTCACACCAGATTTTTCAATCTTACCTATATTGGTATCTGTACTTAATATTGTGGGATAATTTACCTTTTGGACCTTAAACTGACCAAATCCTGTAGGATATACTGATATCTTATTTTCCTTCAGAATGTATACGGGCATATTTGTGGACGGGGCAAATAAACTTTCTGGGACATTGATAACTCTATTTTCGTAGGCCAGGGGCATCAACTTACAAAACTCACCATCCCTTGTTACTGCCATAACTTTACAGGTGTCTACTGAATACCCGTTTGATACTATATCTGCGCTTTCATCTATCACTAACCACAGACACTCATCTGGAAGTACATTTAAGATTTCCTGGGCTGCATCTGTTAATGCGCTATCCTTTGCCGTAGTATCGGAGAATGCTCCGATAAGATCTTCAACTCTTGTGCCTAATGTTGCCATAATATCCTCTACTTATCTATAAAGTTAGTCATTGGTGGTGGAACAATGTCTGGAAACTGTTCTCTTCTGCTCCTGGCTTGGATCCATTCTTCAATTACCTGTTTTGCTATACCACGATGCCCAGATCCCATTTGCATCTGGCCGTCAATCGACATTAACCTGGCTATAACTAAATGGACCACCGCAGAAACCAATTCACTTGGTAGGTCCACTTCACTTGCCAAACTGACCATTGGTGTGGGCTTTGCATAATAATAAACTTTTACGGTCCCTTCAGGGGCCTTTAAAAAATGGATTGTATATGTTCTCTCTTCATATACCCCTGTTCCTGCAGTATACGCAGAATAGCCCCCATTCGTGTGCGTATTGTCTTTAGCGGTAAAGGTTAGGTCTTCGCCACTTACGGCCGTTATACGCCAAGTTTGGCCGTTTAAAGGGTGTTTTTCACCTGCCTTTACAATGCCACCTACTTCACTTATAAATATTCTACTACCTACCACCTGATCTACATTAGGGTTTATAGAGCCTGTGAAAGTTACTGAACTTGGACTTGCATCTGTAGACGCCAACGAAGATATGGTCCCAGACTCTCTGTTTTGTTTTACATACCAGGCATTGTTTGTTATTGTTGTTGTGTCGGTATTTGGGTTTGTTGTTTCTTCGCTGATAAAGGGAAGATTCTTATCTCCTGCCTCTACCTTATAAACTTTTGATGTCATATCGTCGGCATCCAATATAGCCGTCGTCCCTACTACAGATGGGGATAGAGTCTTTTTCTTTAGAACAACAGTTTCCCCGATCTTATCAACCGCCTGTGTTACTAAAAATTCTTTAAGATTGTCCGATACGGGATAATTGACATTTGCACGGAGCATACCCATATCGACCATTTCGTATAATTCTTGATATCTCATATCTTAATCCTTTTATAATATCTGGGGCAGATGCGACACCGCCCCAGATATTCCGATGAGTTAAATATTGGTAATTATACCAATTTTAAGATAGCGTGTGTTTGTTCGTTCCGAATTTCCATTCCTGCTTCGATCAACCACTCATTAGTTTGACCGTCACGACCATCCTGGATCACATTAGATCTCAACTGCATATCTCTTGTAGCCAATGGGCGCCAAGCAATGTTTGCAAAATCAAGAACAACCGCATACGCATCCAATGTACTGTTGAGCAACGGATGGACCACAAAGTCCATTTCACCGATAGGCCCAAAGTATTTTGTAACACGCAACCCTGCGGTAGCGTTAGATCCCATTTCAGCATTGATACTGGTATTTGAGTCTGTACGAGCCAGACCTACCAATTTCTTCAGCCAACGATTTGAGCAAAATGCGGTTTTCTTCATAGAACCAGACAAACTATCCTGGAATACTTTTTCCAGGACATCGTCCATTTCGCCCAATCCACCAACTGCAGAAGATGAATATGTTTCGGTCATCTTCAATTCAGCATTCACATCTGCGTTTAAGGATTGAATAACTCCTGCCGTTCCTCCGACACCAAGTCCTGCCATTGTTCTTTGGGGATTTTCTGCCGTTGCATCAAGGGATTTTGCGCCATTCGTCAAGATAGCATATTCCAGATCCATCTTGATTTTGTTCAATTTCCGTGCTTGTAAGCGTGACATTTCAGATCCACCATACATTTTGGCAGCATTCTGTGTGCCTGTGATTGAGTAAGGCTCTCTAAAGATCTGCGTACAGTTCGATAGTCTACGAACCTTTTTGGATGTCATTTCGCCAATGTTTGCGCCTTCACGCCATCCGACTCTGGATCGATACACAGTTGCCGTTTCATTGTCAGTTAGGTTAGTCTGCGTAGCAGAATGACCAGGCTGATCAAGATCGGAGCATTCTCCGACATTCCCGACATATGTGAATGTGATTGTTGATGTTGCAGTATATGCAAAACCTGCAACTGTTGTGCCGTTCTTGTCATAACGAAAAGCAGGTAATGTTCCGTCGGAATGGACAAATGCAACATCTAATTCAGATGCGGCAACTGCGCCACCAACTGTCCCTGCTTGACACTCTTGACCAAGAGCAACACACATTAGTTCAACATCAGTATTTGCGGATTCAAACTGCGTTTCTCCTGTCCCTAAACCAGAGATAGTGTAAAGCGCACCTTTTTCAAACGCCTCAAATTGCGCTTGTCGGTTCATTCTGATGATGAATCCCGTATCGTTATCACCTGCGGAGCCACCACGGTCCTGGACCGTTGCTGCGCCTGTGATCAATTTTACATCAGGACGGATGAAATATTCATCTTCCATCCATTCAAAAATTGGAACGGGGGTTACTGATGTAGATAATCTACCCATAACAGTAAATATGGGCGTGACATCTGGGTTAAACATATGAATCTTTTCGCCTAACTCAAGTACCTGGCGTTGTTCGCCTGTGGTGAATTGGGTAGCGGTTCCTGATCCATAACTATAAGGTTGTGCCATTTCTGACTCCTTTGCTACCCTGCAGAATTGTGGTTAAAGTAATTCCGCCACTATCGGGCTACCCCCGATTCGTGGTTTTCATAATACCATCCCAAAACTTATTAAGTTCTTCAGATTGTGGAGTAATAGCAGAAGGGGCGTTCCCCTGTACTGCTGCTGCGCTCGTCTGCAGGTTTTTTCGTGCCGCAGTATTATCACCACTTGGTATTACTGCTCCATCACCGTTTAGAAACCGCCAAACATCAACAAGCGTTTTGTTGTTAAGATTACCAGGATCGTTTAAGAATTTTCGGAATTCATTCTTTTGTGAATCGTCCAGACCGAGATCTGTTAATTCCTTATCGTCCCGACGGGCCATTTCACGACTCGCCAGATCATCCTTAAACTGTTGAACTTCATTGGCTGCTGCCAACCTACCCTGTTCTATCAACCAGGCATTATACTCGTCACGCCAGGCTGCGGATTCGGTATTTTCGATACTTTCATCCAAGATGTCATATCCTTCAGGTTTTTCAGGTGGGCCTTTCAACTGTTCTTTCTCCTCTGTTATCTTTGATTGTAACAACTGAACTGATTCAGGATGTTCTTTTAGATAGTTATCGAGTTTATCCAATCGTTCATAATGATCAAACTTTTGGTTAAACGCTGACTTTTCCTTATCGGTCTTGCTCTGCAATTCCTTATAGGCCGTAGCCAACTGCTCTCTACCTTCAGGTGTATCCTGAAACTTGTTGTCAATAAGGTACGCAACCGCCTCCTGGCGCTCTTGTGCCTGTTCTTTGGTTTCAGCAGCAACATCTTCGGAGCCTTCCTGGTTTGCATTGAATTCATCCAATACATCAATAAGGTTATCCTCTGATTGTACTACCTTTTTTTCTTCTGTTGCCATTACGATGCTCTCCTTTGGAGTTAACCTGCCACGGCAGGTGCTTTAGGGTTTGAGTTAATCGGTTGTGCATTAGTGTTAGCGGAGTCAACCACCTTCTTCAGGTCCGTTTTGGCCATAGCCGTATTGTCTTTGGCCCGACTCTCTTCTAACTGCATTTGTGATTGAAGTTTTGCTTGTGCTTTTGCTACAGGTTTTGTGGCCTCGGATACTTCTGCTCTCATCTTACTATGGAACAGTTCCCGTTCCCTGGTCTGCATATCGCCCTTCAGTTTTTCATTCTCTTCTGATAACTGTTGTAATTGGGCCTGGAGATTTTGAATCTCACCGACTCTTGCCATTAACGACGCTTTATCTATATCACCAGGCATATTCAATATTACCTGTGTTTTGTCGTATATACCTGCCTGTAGCAGCATTAAATCTTTTTGTAATTTTGCCTGTGGTGACTTGGCCCTGGTACTACCAATAACCACCCTAACATCAAGTTTAATTGATGCCATATCAAATAACTTAATGATACTGCCCTGTTTCTCATCCCATACGGGCTTATTCATCGTTATTTCCTGATTAGATCCATCAGGATTTATAATTCTAATTGTTCTCTGTTGATCATAGACCAATGGTGTCCATTCCAGGATAATCTTTGCAGCCCTAACTAATGCATCATATATAGGTAATACTTTCCAATTCTGTTTTCTGGCCACGGCCTCATCAATGATCTGCGCCTCACCTACGGTCCCAGGGGCATCTGCGGATGATCCTTGCATATATTTATAGGCACCAAACACTTGTTCAATATCCATTTCATAACGGGACTTCTCCTGGAACAATTGACCTGATATAGCAGGTGGGGAGAATTCTTTAATCTTTTGTTCTCTTAACGCACCAGGATTAACACGAATAAGCGCATTAGGAATATGCCACTTTGCTACTTCCCCTGCATCCATTGCACCATCTTCATAAAGAAGTTTAAAATTTGTTGTTGCTGATGTATGAGAGATAAGCAGCGCCTCTGTCCTGTTTAACATCCTTTGTGGTGATTTAGCGTGTCTTACATCCCCTGCAGGATACGGCGTACCCGTATGCTCATTACAAGCAGGAATAATAGGGAATCGAGTTATTGGCAGCACTTCGTCGTATGCTAATTTGTCGCCTATAACGAATACTTCTCTGATTTGAGTACGATAAATAATTTCTTCGTCTACAACTTCATTTTTCAGCAACTTTTGATACTCTTTATCCTTTTGAAGTTCGTTTAGATATTGATCTCTATTATAGATTTGGGTATGCCCTGTATTGAGATCCGTTAATCTAACGAATGGGACATTTACTTTCGTCCAATAGATATACTTCCTAACCTTCTCCATATAATTGTCGCCGATATCTGCTCTGGTCCAGGTATCATCCCGATCATACTTACCAGAAGATATTTCGTTTAAAGTATGGTCCGACGATGCCTCATCTATCAGGTCCTTAAACCTGGGGAATGTAACCTTCAGGTTTTCCTTTGTATGTATATCTGAATAAATGATATACGATGCATCGCTGAAGTCTGGCAGCATACTGTTTGCATCAACAAAAATTGATTCTGGCGGCAGCCTTTTAAGACGCATTCCACCTAAACCTTCATCGGCATTCCAATCAGGATAAACAAATAAATATCCTAATCCCTTTACAATATAATCCTTACAGATCTGTCGATATTGTACACTACCATCTGAATCTTCCCATATACGATCAAGCATAGCATTACATATATATGCAAATTCCTCATCACCTTTCTGCATAGGATCACAATCCCATTCAGGGTTAGACGCTGATATATTAGCCAGGACCGTTTCAACCGCAGGACGGATCTTATTATTTGCCTCTGGGGGTTGCCCCACAGACATAAGGTATTCCTTTTGCGGTATAGTTAACTGTTGGCCAAGATAAAATTCTTCATCTTCAGCCATCTGGTATCGATATGTGGAAGACATACTCTCACACATAATATATGCGCTACGCACATCTTCAGCATCGATATCAGGCAGATTTAATTTATCGACTTTCATTATTTATTTGCTTTAATGTAATCCTCGGCGTATTTGATTTCTGGACCATTGCCATTTTCGAAGTTTTTTGGATTAGCAACAATATTTTCTGCCCATCCAATTGGTGACAAACTTGCAGGGCAGGTTTGTTCTATCCAGGACTTTTCCTTCTTTGCTGCTTTTTTCTTTGGTGCTTTTTTCTTTGCTTTTGCCATTAGTGATCTCCATCGCTGAAACCGTTTTCCCAGGACTCAAGGTCCACCTTTGTTAGCGGTTTGGTTATTACGAAATCTTTTATCTTATCGTTCTGTATTTCCAATTTTTCTCCACCTGATATGTAAGCCTTTCCGTCTGATGTTCTACTCACATCATATACCGTGAAAGTGGACTTAAACATTCCAAGTCTTATTATCCTTGCGGCATACTTTTTTCCCTCAATCCATATGAATATAATATCATCTGTATTAAGCCCTTTGCCAAAGAAGACTTTGAACGATTGCGTTAAGCCTTCTACTGTTGAACGAAACAATACCAGGAAGAATGCGGCAACAAACATCCAGGTATAGCCTCCAATCAATTCCTGTGCTAAACTTTCTAATTGTAAAGTATCCAAATCTTTTATTGTTTATCATAGTTAATTGTAGATCATTTGTCCTGTTTCCCAATCACATCCAACAGTAAGGCCTGGGATCACCCACTCACCCTTCTTGTTCATTGACACAGATGGTTTATACATATCGTCCATAGACCAACGCAAAGCATCCAATGTATCTTTTTTGAAGGTCCCGTGTTCCTTGAAGGCCAACAACTCCTGTTCTAATTCAAAATGAGAGTCTTTCATAAAAACCGCTTTACTTGCGAAATAAGGCTGCATTTCTTTTATCCTGAAATATTTAGCCTTAATCGCTTTTTTTGGCATTATATTAAGAAATCTACCTGTTTCTTTAGAAACCTTCTGCACATAGTCCCTCAACATAAAATGGCCTGTTTCTTCTATGTTAACCAATTTAGGCTTATACATATCGGCATATTCAAATATCTTTTCCCCACAATCGAATGGGGCAATTTGACCTCTAAACATATCCAGGACATAAATATTAAATTCTTCATCAACGCCTATAACCATTATAACGGAATAGTCCGCCTTAACATTTTCGGACGATGCAGGATCTATACCCATAAACACATTGATTGGTATCTGATTTTTCATTCCGCCCGTCGTTTTCATTAAAAATTGGTATCCGTCCTGCTCCAGGTACATTCCCGTATAATATTGAATATGCTCTTTTTTAAACACACGAAAGGAGTCATCCATTGGTATGTTCTGGTATTCCTGGAAAAAATACGATGCATCTCCTTCTGACACCAATCTATCCTTTTCTGCCATTAACCAGG